CCCGCCAGCCATTTGTAGATTGCGTTGTCCGAAACCCCGACCGCCGTCGCCAGCGAGACCACCGATCCGTAGGCGTGAATCACCTGCGTCAGCCGGGATCGGAATGCGGCGTCAACTATAGTGGTTGACATAAATCTCCTAACGTGAAATAAGATTCATAAAGCGCATGCTCCTGCCTCAAGCAAAACACTCCCAGCTCATGCCGAATCCCCCGCCTTTATGCGCGTGCTCGCTCTCCCCGCGTCACGCCGCAAGGCCCCCGCATGCTCACCGCCAACTGCCCGTCACCTCTCGCTCTCACCGATTACACTTCTTTACCTTAGTTCGCGACCTCGTGTCCGCCGCCTCCGCGACATTATTCCTCAACTCGCCTGCGCCGTCCGCTCAATTTTTCACCTCTCGTTCATGTTGTCCGATTCCCACCCAACTCGCGCGGAGGATTTATGGAACCCGCGACCGCTCCGGTTCGTCCCTCAATCGCTAGTCGCATCGTCTCCTGTCTCTGGTGCCACCAGGCGACCACGCACCACGACGTCACTCGCAACCGCGGCCTCTGCGGCAATTGCGTGCGCGACAACGTCGAGACCAGTTGGCGCCTCATCTACGATCGCGATCGACACATCGGCGCGATTCCCTCAAATCTCCGCACCGCATATCGCCTATGAATGCCAGCACCAGCCGCATGCTCTCGCTTGGCCGCGCCCCTTCGCCTGCGCCGTACTTCAATCCGTTCGTCGAACTTGCGCGCACTTCGCTCTACGATCAGATCGTCAATTCGATCGGCGCCGACGCCGCCGACAAACTCGTCGCCGACTTCGGTGGCCGCCGCCTCTACATCCCGATTGCGCCCGCGCCCGGCGATTTGCTCGCGCGCTCGATCGGATTGCTCTCCGCCTTTGCGATGGCGCGCGTGTTCGGCAGCGACCGCCTGCTCATCCCGGTCACCACCGATCATGCGCGCCGCCGCTTCCGCATCCTCGCGATGCGCGCGGAAGGCGTCAGCATCTCGCGCATCGCGCGCCAACTCCGATGCACCGAGCGCTACGTTTATAAAGTTCTCGCGCTATGCCGCCCACCTGAAACTGCTCCCGCCGAAACGTCCGCGCCGATCGCCGAGCGATTGAAACGTGGACGCATCAAGCACCGCTCCTGAAAATTACAGCGCCGAATTTCTCGCCGCCGTCGAACGCGTGCTGGCCAACGAAGGCGGCTACTCGTCGAATCCCGACGACCCCGGCGGCGCGACCAACTTCGGAATCTCCGCGCGCTCCAATCCCGGCGTGGATATCGCGGCGCTGACCCGCGACGGCGCGATCGAAATTTACTGGCGCCAATGGTGGCTGCGCTTCGGTTTCGCGCGATTGCCCGCCGCCATCGCCGCCAAGATTTTCGACGCGAGCGTCAACGTCGGCGCGCGCCCCGCGATCGAATGCCTGCAGCGCGCGCTCCGCGCATGCGGCCGGCCTGTCGCCGAAGACGGCACGCTCGGCCCCGCGACGTTGCTCGAATCTCATCGCGCCGCCCCCGACGCGTTGCTCGCCGCGACGCGCTCCGAGTTGGCCGCGCATTACCGGCTGATCGCGGCGAAGCAATCCCGTAGCGCCGCATTTCTGATCGGATGGCTCAACCGCGCCTACGCGTAACGCAAGAGGTTTCTCACGTGATCAAAAAAGCATTCTGGAAAAGCAAAGGTTTCTGGGGCGGACTCGGCTCCATCCTCACCGGGGTCTCGATAATTTTGACCACCGGCCAGGTTTCGCCTGCAGCGCTGATGGCGATAGGCACCGGCGCGCTTGCCGTCTATGGCCGCGTCGTCGCCGACGCACCGCTCGCAATCAACGATCAATCCGAGACCGACGTCGAAGAGGCAAAAGCAGATGTACGAAAAAGCAATGTTCCGGTTGATGCTGATCGTGGGCAGTAGCGTGCTGGCCGCAGGATGCGCGCCGACGTATGCACCGCATCTCGACGCACCTGCGGCGCCTGTGCTGGCGCAGCTCGATCCGCCGCCGCAGCTTCCCGACGCGACGCAATCGCCGTGTCCGCCCGGCTCCGGTCTCGCCGCATGCTTCACGCGCGACCAGGACAATGTCCGCCAGTTGCGCTTCAAAATTCTGCACGACGATCGCGACTACTGTCGCGACGCGTACGCGCGGGCGGTGGCTCGTGCACCAGGAAATTGAGATGGATGCCAACGACCTAACCCCTAACCCCTTCCCTAAAGGGAAGGGGAACAATCGCGCGTTTGGGTCATCTCTTCTCGATGGAAGTGGTTACTCCGGACCATCCGGTTCCCCTTCCCGAGCCGGAAGAGGTCACACCCAACATTCCGGTTCCCCTTCCCACTCGGGAAGAGGTTACTCCGAACAATCCGGTTCCCCTTCCCACTATGGGAAGGGGTTAGGGGTTAGGTTATTCGGCGCCAAGCAATTGCTGATGCTGCTCGCGCTCCTCACCGGATGCGCCCCGGTGCAGGAACAAATGTTCACCCTTCATTGCGCGGTCGGACGCGAGCCGCTCACCGGCGAGCTCGCGCCGGGCACTGCGATGGCGCTCGACATCTCGACCAGCCCGATTCCGCTCTTCTCACCGCCGCATCGCGCGATCGCCCGATGCGACGACGCCGGCCTCGTCACGCTCAACCTCGAAACCCCCGCCGACACCGGCCTGAGCCAACTCTCATCGCCGTTAAGCACCGCCGCGAGCCACGTCACTTTTGTTCCGTAGCAAAACAATCACGCCCGCAACCAACGAGGTAACCATGACTCTCAAAATCCAAACCGCTGCGTCCGCGTCTTCCCCTCTCCTTGTAAGGAAGAGGATCAAAGGTGAGGGTCCTTTTACAGCGCGAGCTGCTCGCGCGATTCAGGATTTCGCTCTTCTCCTCCTCTGCGCTCTCCCCCTCACACTCGCCGCATGCGCGCAGCAAGGCGGCGGACTCCTCGAACCGACACCGAAACAAATCATCAGCGGCAAGAACACGATCGTCCCCAGCGCCGCCGCGCTCAGCATGGAGGCCACCAACTTCTGCAACGCGCAGGCCCAGGTCGACTACGCCGGCCTCGTGCTCTACTGCGAAGGCAAAGTTCCCGCGCTGCCGCTCTCGATCAGCACCACTTACCAGACCGAGGCGAACCAGTTTTCGTGCCAGGTCTACGGCTACACCAATTCGAGCAACCAGCTGATCGTTCCGCAGACGGTGACGCTCGGAAATTGCCCAACCGGCACCGCGCCCGCTCCTGTAGCCGCCCCGTCGGGCGCATCGAGCAACTCGGCGAAGAGCTAGGCCGCAGAAATTCGCGAGACGAACTGAATTGAGACTGAGAAAAAAAGAACAACGGCGCCTGCTCAAGGCTCGCAAGCGGATGTGGCCCGCACGAAAACACCGACGATGGAAACTGCTGGTCACGCTCTGCACGCCGGTCCCAAAGAGTTCAGCGCTCGCATCCTTAACACCGAATCACAGAGGAACACCCACAATGGCGACATCACCTTTCATACTGCTCGACGATCAAATCGTCACGGCGCTCGTGTCCTACGTCGATGACGAAGGCAATCCGGCCGCGGCGCCGGCGGGCGTCGTCCCCGCATGGTCGGCAGCCGATCCCGACGGCACGCTCTCGATAGCTCCCAGCGCCGACGGCAGCTCATGCGCCATCAAGGCCACCGGCAAGCTTACGGTGACGCAGGCCGCGCAAGTCACGGTGACCGCCGGCACGCTCAGCGGCAACGTACAAATCCAGGTAAACGCGAGCGCCGCCGCGTCGGTAGCAATCGGCCTCGGCACCCCGGCGCATCAGTGAATGTCGATGGAGCCAAACAACCTAACCCCTAACCCCTTCCCGCTCGGGAAGGGGAACCGGAATTTCGGGAGCGCGACGGCCGGCCTTCTTATCTTGCTCCCCTTCCCGCTCGGGAAGGGGCCGGGGGTTAGGTTCTCGATATGAAACCACAAACTTTGAAAGGGCAGGTGAGCGCGACATCGGATCGGCTACCGGAATTTCGGGAGCGCGACGGCCGGCCTTCTTATCTCGCTCCCCTTCCCGCTCGGGAAGGGGCCGGGGGTTAGGTTCCCAATATGAAACCGCAAACTTCGAAAGGGCAGGTGAGCGCGACATCGGAGCGCGCTTAATTCTAAAAAAATGGAGTGGGGAAACGCAGCAGGATGGGTCGCGACCTTTATCGCCTTTCTCGCGGTGAACGCGAGCACCATTCAATGGTTGCTCAAGCGCCGCGACGAACAGCATCTGCGCGACTCGAGCCGCGTCGATGAACTCGAGCGGCAAGTTACCGATCTGCGCGTCAACCTGCCGCTCGAATACGTGCGCCGCGAGGATTGGATCAGGTTCAGCGGCACCCTCGACGCCAAGCTGGACGCGATGCGCGAAGAAATGCGCGAAGAAATCGCCGAGGTAAAGGAAAGGCTGTATGCCGGACGCAATTGATCTCGAACAAAAGCAGCGCGAGGAAGCGCGATGGCGCATCCTGCGCGTCGTCGACGCCGGACGCCCGATAGCGGTCTCAGAGCAGATAATCTGGCGTGTGCTCGCCGATATCAAACTCTCGCTGTCGCTCAACGCCGTCCGGCGCGAACTCGCCTATCTGCGCGACCTCAACCTGCTCGAACTGGAAGGCGAGGGCGGTGAAACCTGGTTCGCGAAACTCACCGCCCCCGGCGTCGACGTCGTCGAGTACAACTTCCCGTCGCCGGCCGGCGTCGCCCGCCCGCGCAAGTACTGACGAGGGGCGCCGATGAAGAAGAAAAAGGCCAAACCGAAAAGCGCTCCCGCCGGAAATCCGCCCCGCGTGCCCTACCGCCCACAGCCGCCGATGACCTGGAAGATCATGCGGATGCCCCGCGACCTGAAGGCCAAGCTCGACGGGCTGCTCAACCAGGGCAACATGCATACCTCGCTGCAATTGCAAAAATGGCTGCGCGCCAACGGCTTCGAGATTTCCGCCCGCTCCATCCAGGACTACCGCCATCGCTTCGAGCGCCAGCTCGATTCCGTTCGCCTCGCCAGCGAACAGGCGAGACTGGTTTGCGAGCAATTCAAGGACGACGACGAACAGATGCAGGGTGCGCTGATGCGCTTGGTGCAGACCCGCCTCTTCGAAATTCTCAGGGTCGCCACCGAAAAAGAAACCAGCAGGAAAAAACGCACCGTCGCTCCAACTGTCACCGCAGTCAACGTTGCCGCACTCGCCCGTTGCGTCTCGGGCCTCGCCAAAGCCGAAACCGAGCACCGCAAGATGGTCGATCAGGTCCGCGCCGGCGTAGCCGCCGCCGGCAAAAAAGTCGACGAAGCCCGCGCGAAGGGGTTGAGCCCCGAAGCCGCCACCCAAATCAAATCCATCCTGATGGAGATTTAATGAGGTGAAGGCGACAGTCTTAATAACCTCCCCTTGTCCGAGGGGAGGTCGGCGCGCGCCGAAGGAGTGCGCCGGGAGGGGTGCAACGCCCGACAGATCAGCAGCGTCGGCTCGTCTGAACGCGATGCCGGCACCTGTGTCCGACTTTGCAGCACGAAGCACGGCGTCGTCGCTCTGTCCGGCGTTGCACCTCTCCCGGCGACACCGCTTTTCAAGCGGCTTACGCCGACCTCTCCTCGGACAAGGAGAGGTTAGGAAACTACCCAGTTGAATAGCTACTAACCCTATGAACGAACCACTCTCAATCCTCCTTCCCTACCAGCGGCGATGGCTTGCCGATCAATCGCAGGTCAAAGTCTCCGAAAAATCCCGCCGCATCGGTATCACCTGGACCGAAGCCGCCGATCGCGCGCTCAGCGCCGCTACCAGCGGACGCGCCGGGATGGACGGATGGTACATCGGCTACAACAAGGACATGGCGCTCGAATTTATCGAGGCCGCCGCGCGATGGGCTCGGCGCTTCAATCGCGCAGCCGAAGCCGTCGAAGAAATCGCGCTCGACGACGAGCGCGCCAACATCCTCTCCTACCGAATCCGTTTCGCATCCGGCCACAAAATCGTCGCGCTCTCCTCGCGCCCCTCGAACCTCCGCGGCAAGGAGGGATGCGCCGTGATTGACGAAGCCGCGTTCCACGAAGACCTCGCCGGCCTCCTCAAAGCAGCGCTCGCATTCACCATGTGGGGCGGCATGGTCCGGATAATCAGTACTCACAACGGTGCTCACAACCCATTCAATGAACTAGTCAGTGAGATTCGATCCGGCCGCCGCCCATACTCACTTCATCGTACTACTTTCGACGAGGCGCTGGCCGACGGACTATACAAAAAAATCTGCGAGCAGAACAAAATCGAATGGACCGTCGACAGACAGCGCGAATGGCGTCAGCAAATCGTCGACTACTACGCCGACAACGTCGGCGAAGAATTGTTCTGCGTCCCGCGCGCGTCGTCGGGCGCCTACCTCAGTTCCGTTTTGATCGAAGCGCGCATGAAAGAGGGCATCCCGATCCTGCGATGGGAGATGCCGTCAGAATTTTCCAGCCGCCCCGAAGCCGAGCGCTACTCCGAAACGCAAGCCTGGTGCGAGGACAATATCGCGCCCGCACTGGCGACGCTCGATCCGTCGCGCGCAACCTGTTTCGGCGAAGATTTCGGCCGCTCCGGCGACCTGACCGTCATCTGGCCGCTCCAAATAGCAGCCAACCTCACGCGGCACACTCCGTTCGTAGTCGAGCTGCGCAACATCCCGTTTCGCAACCAGGAGCAGGTGCTCTTCTATATTGTCGACCGCCTGCCACGCATGACCGGCGGCGCGATGGACGCGCGCGGCAACGGCCAATACCTCGCGGAAACCGCGGCCCAGCGCTACGGATCGTGCATCGTGCAGGTGATGCTGACCGAAACGTGGTACCGCGAAAACATGCCGCGCTACAAGGCCGCGTTCGAAGACGGATCGATCGAACTTCCGAGGGACGCCGACGTCCTCGCCGACCATCGCGCGTTCGTAGTCGAGAACGGTGTCGCAAAAATCTCGGAACGAAGTGCAGGCAGCGACGGCAAAGGCCGCCACGGCGACTCCGCGATGGCCGCGGCGCTGGCCTTCTTCGCGTCGCGCGCCGATTCCGGAATGATCGCCTACACCCCCGGCCGCCCGTCGGGCAAACGAGAGATCATCTACGGCCTCTTCGACCTGTTCGCCGCCCCGCCCCCAGAAGAAGAGCTCGGCGGCGCCCGCGCCCGCGGCTACTGACTATGATGAATAGCTACTGGAGATGGAAATGCGAAGAATGCGGCTACGAGTTCATACTCGCGCTAGTCCGCCTTCCGCATCCGTGTCACCGATGCGGCAGCGAATGGTTTTTGAAGATCGGCGAAGCAGCGTCCAAACAAACTGCAACTGACTAATCATCGGGAGAGCAAGTATGAAACTCTATGATTCGTACGGGCGCGAAGTCGACACCGGGATGCTTCGTGAAGAGCAAGCCGCCCCAACCATGGCCGGAGTGCGAAATATATATTCCGTAATGCATCCGTCGATTGGACTAACGCCAGAAAAGTTGACCGCAATACTCCAGCAAGCCGAGTTCGGCGATCCTTTTCTCTACCTCGAGCTGGCCGAAGAGATCGAGGAAAAGGATTTACACTACCTTGCGGTCCTGGGTACTCGAAAAAATGCCGTGTCGCAATTGGACTTTATCGTTAGGGCCGCGTCGAGTTCTTCTGAGGATCAACGCGCTGCTGCGATGGTGCGCGAGATGCTCGTCGACGGTCCGCTCCAACTCGACAGCGTCCTGTTCGACGTACTCGACGCGATCGGCAAAGGATTTTCGGCGACTGAGATAATGTGGGATACCTCTGGGCGAGAATGGTTTCCCGCGGAATTGAAGTGGCGCGACCCGCGCTGGTTTACGTTCGACTGGATCTCCGGCGAAGAAATCCTCGTGCGGACGCTGAAGGGCGAAGCGATCCCTGTCGAGAGCAACGCGACGGCGGCGCGCCCAACGCATTTCGGCGGCGGCGGACTGTACACGTCGATGAATCACGGAATCGGAATTCAGCCGATGACGGCGCCGCTCGCGCCGTACAAATTCGTGACCCATTTCGCGAAGGCCAAAGCCGGGCTGCCGATCCGCGGAGGACTGGCGCGAGCCGCCGGGTGGGCATACCTGTTCAAAAACTACGTACTAAAGGACTGGGTAACGTTCACTGAGGTATTCGGGCAGCCACTGAGAGTCGGCAAATACCATCCGGGCGCATCGGAGAAAGACAAGCAGGCATTACTCACTGCGGTGTCGCGAATAGGCACTGACGCGGCGGCGATAATGCCGGAGTCGATGGTAATAGAGTTTACTGAGGCGCATCAGAATGGCAGTTCGGAATTGTATCAGAGCTTTTGCGAATACTTAGACGCGCAAGTGAGTAAGGCAGTCCTCGGGCAGACATTGACTACTGAGATGCCGCGGTCGGGAGGCTCGCGAGCCGCCGCGCAAGTGCATGAAGGCGTGCGTCGCGACATTCTCAATGCGGACGCGAAGCGGTTGGCGGCTACGCTCGCTCGCGACCTCGTGCGTCCGATCGTCGAGCTGAACATGGGACCGCAGAAGCAATATCCAAGAATCGAGTTGGGACTGCCCGATGACAGCAATGCGAAGGT